GTTTGAGTATCCTTCCTTCACACAGTTGGGAACCATTTTCTTTCCCTTCTTCTTCATACCCAGTTGCTTATAACCAACCCAACACTTCTCATCAATTTTTTGCCCACCTTTAATTGGTTCTGGTTCAATAATATTTACAGTTTCAAACTCAAGTGCTTTAAAGTCCTCTTTCCAGTTTGAAGTATCATACTCTTCGTTCTTCTTCGACTTTCCGTAGTTAGCAGCACCTTTTTTACGGCACTGAACCAAACGACCTGATGCATATGCAGAAGGCCAAACTTTTGCACTTGCTTTTACTTTTTTATAGCAAGCATCTTTCTTACCTTCTTGAAGGGGGTCTTTTGGACCTTCCAGACCAGTCTTGTCAACTTCAAAGTTAAACTTTCTTTTATTTGGTTTTGGCTTAGTTGCAGATGCTGGAATTTGTTCACCAACTTTATATGCATTATGTGGAATGCCTTCAAAAACTACTTTACCTTCTGGTTCGTAAGAATTGATTTGGATTTCATTTCCTTTGATAGTGAATCCAGGTTTGACTTTTTTATTAAGTGCTCTTCTAATTCTTCCAGGAAGTTTTTCTACAAATTCACCAGCTTTAGGACCAGCCATGACACTGCCCTTGCCAATTTGACCTCCACCATCAGCATATTCTATCAGTTCACCTTCTGGTTCGAAGTGTGCATTTCTAACACTTGCAGATTTTTTAGGAGTTGATGGTACAACTACTGCCCCTGGTACAATCTTTCTAATTGCATCATCGGGATTTTTGAATTCAGTTCCTCGACCAGTGGGAATACCAATTTTTTCTTGTAAGTCCTCTCTCCAGTTAGAATAAGATTCTTGTCTCACGTTTTTCGCCTTCCCTTTTCTGTTTGGATTTGGATCTTCTTTACGCTTTTTGCGTGCTCTCTTATTTCTTTCTTTCTTACTCATTGCAGCACGGTCATCTGCATCACGGCAATATGGTTTTGTTTTCTGTCCTGGTTGTTTCGCACAAGGTTTGCCATCATATTTACCTCCAGTTTGTACCCAACCACCACCTTTGAACCAATCGCGGAGTGAATACCCTTTATCTTTGGCAGATTTGCCATCACGCTTACCCTCACTTACATCACCACTTTCTTCATGCTCATCATCACTCATCAAGTTGCCATTAGGCATTATATGATGACCTTTGGGAATTTTTTTACACTTTTCATCAGTTTTGCACCAATATTCACCTTCACCACACTTTGATTTACCCTCAGACATATAACCCGCAGCAGCGTCCGTATTGTGCTCGGTGTCGGTAATCTTTGCTTGTAACCAAGCAGGTAAATTGTCATCATCAGACATTGTAGAGAGAACTTTTTGAACTCTCTTCAAGTTTATGATAGAGTTTCTTACCTGGCTTTTCGCCATCGAAACTTCATGGTCCTTTTCTTTAGAACCCATATTAGACACAATAATAAACTATTCCTTATTATTTAGAAAACCTTGCTTTAGCATTTTTTGAAGATCTGTTGTTGAACCGACAAAAACTGCATTATTAGTAACCGTATTTGGACCTTTCTTGTCAGATTCTTCTTCAACATCTTTGAGTTTCTTCTGCAAATCAATCAATTTGTCTGTCGTATCAGCGACACTCTTAATTAATTGACCAGCAACTTCATATGCTCTAGGACTTCCACCTTCTCCAGCAAGTTCCATAATTCCATTGATTGCTTCTTGACCCTTTTCAATCAATGAATATAAATTTGCCCTCGTATATTCATAATCCTTAGATATATCAGTCTTTTTTTCTGGTTTTTGTATTTTACCAGGTTTATTAGTTTCTACGATGCTACTATCGATGTCCAAAGCATCATCAATACTATCAAAATTTTGCATGAGAATCAAATGTCTTGTTGACGAGTTGGGCTATAATTCTTACCATCCGAGAAATCTAACCATTCCTCAGTAAATCCAAAATCATCTCCTGGTTCTGCATCAATTGGATCGGGTACTGCAGTGTATCTAACCTCCCTTGTGGCAGTTTGAGTATCTGTATTTGTATACATATCAACTTGAACCTTACGAATGAGACCCTCAGTACTGTCAGCGACGGGACCAAACAGATATGTTTTCGCAGTAAATCTGAGAGTATAAATTAATGCTCTTCTTGTACTAAAGTCTCCCTCATAATCATCTTGGAATGAAATGCTGTCAAGAACCATTGGAATATCTCTCTTTTCACCAATGGAATCTAGTAAATCAATCGTCAGATTAAATGAAGGTTGGAAAAAAGGTAGAATTTGTTCAATGATTTGTAGCGCATCATCATTCAGTTTTGTTAAAATACTAAGTTCAAAACCAACATTATATGGTACAGGCATATAAACTTTTTTTATATTTCCACCATCATCACATGCCTTGAAGGTCTGAGTTACACTACTCTTTCTAGTTGGATCATAATTTAAAGAAACCATTTCAAATGACATTCTAGGCAATGTAATCTGAACAGCTTTGTTTAAATTTTCTTGCTGTTCAAGTCTAGCTAAAAACTTTTGAGTTGGTCCATATGCAATAGGAACCCTAATATCACTAAATGCAGTTCCATCTTGTTCAGTATGGCGTATATTGATACCATTAAAAAGAGTACCAAAAGCTATGATAGTCTTCCTAATAATCTGATGATAGTAATAAGTTCCAAGCATTAATAGTTACCAAAAGGATTTGATTCTGTGAAATCTAACAGTGCATCTGCCTCAAGTTCGATTTCGTCATTCTGAGCGTATTTATCATATAAGTCATCTATAACTACAGAACGAAGACTAAATTCTGCACCAGAAGTCTGTCCAACAATAGTTTCACCAGGATAGAATCCAGTTATTGTTCCACCTATTCCTAAGTTGGAAATCTCAAGAATATAATTATCCAAGTTCCAATCCTTAACTCTTGCTGTAGTATAAGATCTGCTTCCTTGTACAACTTCATTGAATAAGTATGTTCCTATTCCAAGAATAACATCTGGGTCTGCTACAGTCACTGTAGGAATTCCAACGTATTCTGAACCAGAGTTTGTAATGTATATAGAATTTACATAAGAATTAGTTCCATCATATGCCATAGATGCAATACCAGTGGCAACATCTGAACCAGTCGCTGGGTCTGAAACTGTTATTAGAGGTGCTGTTCCATATCCAGTTCCTCCATCATTAACAACAAATGCAACAACTCCTTGAGAACCACTAGAATTGATGGAGCATGTCGCTGCTGCTCCACTTCCCCCTCCACCAACAAATGTGATGGTAGGAATTGTGGTATATCCAATACCAGCAAAAGTCAGATATACATGTTCAATGGAAGTAACTCCACCTTTAGTCGTTGTAATTGCAACTGCTCTAGCATCATTATTGGGTATTCCCGTTGGTGATGGTGTAATTGAAACTAGAGGATCTGACGTAAATCCATATCCATCATCATTCAGGTAAATTTCATCAACATATCCATTTCCGAGAACTGCCGTGACATCTGCAGTTCTTCCAACACCAATCAAATTCAATGTTGCAATATATCCAATATCTTCAACTAGAGTGTCAATTTCTTCAATATCAGTATCAATGATTTCGTCTTCATATTCGAAGAGTTCACACTGCAACTCATAAACATATGTTTTACCTAACTGGTAAAATGGTTTTTCATGCTCAACAAATTTAATTTCAAATAACCTATTTCCCAATGGGAAATAAATCAAATCTCCTTCACTTGGTCTTGTTGCAACCTCTATCTGAGCATCTCCAACTAAAAATGGTGATATAAACTCTTCATATCTCTCCTTAGAGATAATTAAAGTTACGTCATCTCTCAAACTCATTCCAAATTTTGTGAGAATATCACCTGCACCAGTATACCCATCATATGTACCAACATATGCCTCTATTGAAAAGTTTTCATCAAATTTTGATGCTTGAACTTCTTCAATAATTGTCTTCTTATTGACAAACTTTCTTGGGATGTATGTAATCTCAACACCATGCATCCTCAACTGTTCATTGATTAAATCTTGTATTAATCTTTGTTCAGTATTAGAACCGTGTAGAAAATAGGGATTAAGTGCCATTATCCTATAAAGTCATATGGTGGAAGTTCGTACTCTGATGTCATTCTTGCTTTTATATCAGACAATTCTGATTCTGCTTGCTGAAGAATTTCTCCACCATTCATTTCAATTCCACCTGGAAGTTTAACTCCTTTAAACTTGCTCAGATTTTGTCCCCACTGCTTTTTAATCAATGCTGTTAGATAGAGTTTTAAGAAACTATCATTATAGACATTTGTGAAAGTACTTGGATCTAATATACGATAACAATCTAAAACAATTGTATCGCCTGCGGTCTGTGCACCCCAATCTATATCCAAATAGAGTCTATTTTGTCTCTTGTTAAATCTCAATTGCTTATCTGTAGTCAATAAGAAATCAATGTCTTCCAAGTATGATTTGACCATTGCATATTGTAAAAGTTCAACTGAGTTGAAGTAATACAAATCATTCAGGAAAAGTTGATATTTGATACTAAACATTCCACCAGAAATAGAACTAGTATCAAACTTAAATACTTTTTCTACACCAATTACAGAGTCTGGAACTTGGATGTAATTATTACTTTCATACCAAGTATAAGGATTTCCTGTAGTTGATGTCGCTGTAGTTGATGTTAATGCAACATTTCCAATTTCCGCACTTCCCCTATCAATATCATCTTGAGTAATAACATATTTCAAATACATCCTTTCGACACCATCAAAATGGCGTTCTTGGAAATATTGTAATGCATCATCGACCAAATCATCGACTTGATCATCATCAACGTTAATTTCTAAAACAGGAGCACCTAACCGCCTCAGGCAGTAACTAACTAATTCTTGTCTTGATGCAGGTTTTGCCATTTGTTTCTTTCAACCTATTCTCTAAAAATAGAGATTCTCAAAGTATTTATCCCTTGAGAAATTCTTTCAATAGAGATTTAATCTCATCAATATCACTTCTCAATTGTTTAAGTTCAGACTCTTGATTTATCTTTCTGTTTTTATCGGCAAGATAATTTGAATAGTCTCTATCACTTAAATTAACAATTGCCCCAGTCTCATCATCACGGTACAGATGACTATGACCTTCGACTGGGATATATTTTCTCTTCATATTATGACAATGCCAATGCTCTGTAGTTCTTCAGTTTAACAACATTACCCTCATTGGGTGAGGAGAATACAATTTTGATTGAGAATCCATTAAATTGTGGGAGATTATCAACGCTGAATTGATATTCATGATATGTTAACGAATCACCAGTTTCAACATAAGCATCTGGAAGTCCAGAATTATTTACGGGATTGATAACTGAATCTCCATATCCATCACCGTCAGTATCTATAAGATTTTTATATCCTGGGAACAATTCATAATATTGTGTTATCTCTGTAGAATCGGCATTATAGAGTTTATATAAAACTCTGAAGTCTGCAGAATCTGTCTTATTAGCATCAACAAGAACTTTCAAACTAGTTGCTGGTTTTTCTAAGAAAATTGGTTTGGTGACCATTGCCGAAGCATGTGGATCATCAGTACCATTTTTAAATGAAGTTCCTTTAGTATAGTCTGATACTGGTTTATTGATTCTATTTCTACCTAGGATAAAGGTTGCATTTTTAATATCGAGTGCTGGAGAAACGTTTTCATTCTCAGTTGACATATTAACTCTGAGAGTCAATGATTTATTTGAAGGTAAATCAGTTAAATATTGATTTTCATTAACTTGAGATGCAACCATTCTTGGTGTTTCAAAAAATACTGTATCGTTCAATGTTGATGGCGTATACCCAGAATCTAGGAATGATTTTTCGGAACCACCAGCACTTGTTCCTGTAATGGTTCTAACATTGCATTTAATAGCAGTATCACCTGGAGTAATTGCATTAAACAATGGTTGAATAGAATTGAATTGTCTATTTTGAGAAACTTTAACATCATTTCCACCAACTGGAGACTCTTCATCAAAATTCAGTCCAGGTCTTGATCCTCTATCAAATTCAATATTATAAGAATCCATCGAATTTTGATTGGAAAGATTGGAAATTGTATGTTCGGTGTTAATCCTCATTAAGGATACTCCGTTTATCTCATATGGTGTAATCTTTGAACCAGAGTCATGTGTATATGCCGAAGTTCCATTCAATCCTCTTCCAGAAATCGTAATTGTCCCACTACCAATACTATTATACAATACAACTTCAGATTCAATTAAAGCATAACCAGCACTAGTGGTGATACCTTCAAATCTTGCAAAAGGTGTTGTATTTGCAATTGAAATTACGGTATCGTTTAATCCAACATCTTGAGATAGAGTGGATGATTCTCTAGAAGGTGCTACGTCAACAATTTTAATCTTATTGTTTTTTGAATGATGTGAATGATTATACTGATTTATTTTAAATACATTCCCTTCATAGAGTGGAGATAGTGTCGTAGAATCTGCTGATACAGTTGCTGTTGTTGTTTCTCTTGTGGCACCATCATAATATACTAATGTTTGACCAGAATCAAATTTAGTATCAGAAACGGCAGTTAAGTATAATGTATCGATATCAACAGAACCAAGATTTGTTATGCCAATAATAGCTCCAGTTCCCTTTTGACTTCCTGTTATGCTACTAGTAACAATCCCAAGTCTTTCACCAGAAATATATCCTTTACCAAATGAAGTTGCGGTTATTGAAACAATTTTATTTGATACTACTGAGATTGTAGCAGATGCTCCAGAACCATTCCCATCCAAAGATATCAAATTCACACCAGTATGTGTTCCATTCGAATAACCTATACCTGGAGAAGTTATTGATAAACCAGCACCAGATAAAGATTTACCTGCTGCTTCAATGATTCCTGTAATTGATGTTGGATTTGCAGGTGTTTGTCCAATTTTAACTCCAGGTGTAAAAGTATTAATTCCTGTTGTATTTGAAACTTCGAGAGATACCTTTCTAGGATAAGTTGAAATTGGATTATTAATCAAATTATCAGCATTATTTCCACCAGGTAAAATTGGTGTGTTATAGAAGGATACCGTACCACTACTGACAAACTTTGCCTTATACAACTTGAATGTCATGTCCTGATACTGACTTGGTGTCCAAATAGTACCATTTTGAGACTTGAACAAACTACCACCAATATATTGCTTAGCAACAATAACATTTTCAACATCTGGTAATGATGAAGTATCCAATGTTTTTTGACCCATTGTGGCGACATACATCTCATATAAATCTGATGCGGGTGCCAGATAAACCAAAGCATACTCAGTATTTGGTTCCAAGTATATTGGAGATGGGAATTTAACATTTGTTGCTACTGGTTTATTGGGATCTTCTGGAATATTAATATTAGATGGGTTTAATTCGACGGTAGCATAATCTTGTACAAGAAGATTTGTTGGAGTTCCAAGTTCTACAGTTCTAAGTTCTACAAATACTTTAGCATTATCATCTTTGGATGCAAAGAATGCGTCAACTGAAGTCAAGTATGCCCCATCAGAATCTGTGGTAAAAGTCTGAGCTAAAGGATCTCTATGTACCGCTTGAGTTTGTACTTTTACGCTAGTAGGTTTATCTGCTGGTTTTGGTGGATTTCTAAGTTGCACCTTAGTTGTTTCTTGGAGGGTAATAACTCCAGAACCACTAAATGTTCCTTCAGAATTACTTGCAAATTTTGAAGATCCTGGAAGAACTACAGTTCCTGGTGGAACAGCAGTAATTTTGAATGTTTTAGTTCCAGTCTTTACAAGTTTTGTTGGTTTTGGATTTGCTAATGGGTCTCTAAAATACCATGCACCAATTATATCTCCAAAATTGTCAGATATCAATTCAGATTTTGTTATTTGAGCAACCGCACTGCTAGTTTTTCCAACTACTTTACATCCCTCAGTAATATACCCAAACTGCTCATTATCAGTCAAAGAAATTTTCTTTACATCAAAGTTAATTAATGTAGATGTTGAAGAATAATTCTCTCCAGGAGGAGTTGCACCTTTATCGTAAATATTTACCGAATATGTTTCATATGCTACTTCTGAAGTATTACTGTTTGAACCAAACTTATGATTTGGTGCTTTCAAACTACAAAGTGCAACTTTATCTCCAGCAGTGTCAAAAATTTCAACTTCTTCACCAACACTGAAAGTGCCGCTTGTCATTTCAATTTGATTTACTTTTGGAATAATATCAACTTTAACCTTATCCAAAACATGATAATGTTTCGTAAATGGTTTTAGTCCATTTGCTGCAAAGTATACGTTTCTTTCCCTCATGTAGGGGTCAACAGATGTAGTTATCTTAACACTTTCGACAAAATCAATTTCTGGAGACTTAGTTACAAGTTCACTACCATAATTTGTTGCAGTTGTTGTCTCAGTGTATAACTTTTTACCTGATTGCCATCTCCTTTGCCTTGAAGTAGTATTTGAAGTCTGCCTCCAATATGCTCCCGTACTTTCCTTTTTAATATTTTCTTCGTATACTGTTCTTGCCCAGTTGTCTGATGGTGGGTCTAATTTAATTCCACCAACAAATGCAATGACATTGAAAGGATTTACATTTTCAACTCCAGTTGCATGAGGTTGATTTATCATTTCAACCTCAGTATAGTCTAATGTTAAAATATCACCAGTTTTTTTAATATTTGGATCTAAGAGTTTTAAATTAGCATTTAAATCTGCAGTTGTTTTATCGATAGAAGGATCTAATGCCAGTTCTGCAGCAATTGACCAGAAATCAATAGATGACCTTAAACATCCTTCTTGACTATCAATATCATTGTTATTTTCTGCATCATTTGTATTCAATATTGTCTTATCTGAGAAGTTTGATACTATAAATCCAGACTTAAACTTGTTCAGTCCAGTAGCATCCTTGACAACCAAAGATTTTGTGTCAACTTCCAATAGTGAAAGTGCAGTTGTCTCTTCAAGATTTTCGACTCTCTCAAATATATTACCAATGTCCCTCATTGTATATCTTTGATTGTCAATTAATCTAATTTTGGAGTCGGATGGATTGTACAGGTATGCTGGATGTCTAATTTGTGCAAGTTCCATCGTTCCATCTGGAAGTGCAGCAAATTGTGGGTTTTCGGAAGGGGTTCCTTGACTTACCTTTATATCACCAATAGAGTTTATAGAAACTCTATCAAATCTGCCAAGATAATAATCATATGAAACCTGACATGCAGTATTTGGGGTTAAAGTAAATCCATATACAGATTCAAATGTCTTCTGTGAGAATGCAAATGGTGATCCAGATGTACTTGTAAATGGTGCAACTCTTGGTCTGAAATCTAAAGTATCACTTATTCTTAATCCATCAATACTTGGAATATCATATGTAAATCTATCCGCTGGATAAGAATTTACTGTGAATATATCACCAGTGCTTCCTGAAGTTTGTTCAACTTTGTAGTAGTTGAATATGATCAGTAATTCTTTTTTGGGGGATGCTAATCCAGAAGTTCTTACTAATTTTGAATAATCACAATATTGTTTTTTATGTCCCTTATCCAGTTTGTAATTTGAGGTTAAATTAACATAACTTCCTGGAATAATTTCTGTTGGTACTGCCTGAATATTAGACTCTTGGAAAACTACCGTTTCACCAGGAATAAATTGTACTGGACTCAATCTAACATATTCCACTTCAGTTGGTGAAGTTGCAGAAATCAATTGTGCAGTTGCCTTACTTGTTTTGCCTACAATTTTTTCCCCAGGGATTGAATTTACGTCTAAACTATATCCTGTGATAAACTTAAACTTATCTAAAACTGGAGTAGTAGAATTAGTGGACTCATATACTGCTACAACATCAACAACATCTGGAACATTGAGAGAAATCTCATTGTCTTCAACTCTAAGACCGTATTGAGTACTCTTTGTTAATGTAGAAGTATCTTTCTGAGACTTATTAACAGTCAACTTATTACTTCTAGAGTATATTTTAGACTTAGATGTTATGTCCGTCTTTCTTAATGTAACTGTTACATTAACGTTTGTTTGTGAAGCAGTCAAACCACTAATATTGACTGTTTTATAATCCGATGTGAATGTGACCTGATCCGATGTTAAATCTTCAATCGTTCCATTACTATATGTAACAGAATACAATTCTGCATCATATGGTTCAAAGAATGCAGAAACTAATCCAGAAGAAGAATCGAGAACATCTGAAATTGTAATTGAGAGTTCTCCATTAGAATTTGTGGTATTTCCTAATGATTGTCTAGTAATAGTTAAAGATGCTTTAGATAAATCAATACTAGCGACATCACGCTTTGCTAATGGTGAATATAAAGCCCTTTTATCATAATTAAGAACTTCTGGATATCCAAGTTTGAAAGTAACAATTGCAGTAGAAGTTGGTAGAGTTCCTTTATTAACACCACTAATAGATGTTGTAGGTACAATTTGCATTATAGTTGAATCTGCATTAACAGAATCTATTTTTGCATATGTCAGTGGATCTGTACTGCCTGCAGCTGGATCTTGAAACTTTATTATTGTTCCAATAGAAAATCCATTTTCTTTTGTGAAAAATTTTCCAGAAGATGTCACTTCTCCACTAGAAATTGTTATAGTATCTGTTGCAGAAAATCCTCCTGGAATAAAATCATATAGTATTGTATCTGCACCAAAGTCTGTTGGATATGAAGCATCAATTCCATTGGAATCTTGGAATACTGATTTTACATCTTCTATTGAATATACTATAACATCGGTAATATTTTTTGTTGTTGCTGGATCTTCATTAAAAATTATACTTTCACCTTTCAGGAATTTACCTGATGTGTTAATAATAGAGAGATTTACATTGGCATTAATATTATCAAGGTATCCAGTTGCCCCACTAGTCAATCCTCTAACATATGAACCAATAGGTTCAGAAACTGTTGCAGTTGATTCTAATTCTGTATATGTTTGGATGTCATAAAGGTATAAATCCCAGGAAGATGCTGCCCCAGAATAACTACCATCAGTTAATCCAAACCAATAAACTCTAGCACTACCTATTTTATTTCCAGTACCAATGGTTGGAATTGATGGATTTCTTCTTTCATCATATAAATCGATTGTGTTGTCGGACAAATTTATGACAGGAGCACCATAAACATTGTTGACTCTAATAAGACTTCCAGTATCGAATGGTATTAATGCTGAAGGTACATTGTTGGTTGTTCTTGGTTTTGGTACATCTACTGATGAATTGAATACCTGGACATCAAATCCTTTAACGTATGCAGTCCCTGGAGAGACTGTAATGCTCATCAAATCATCTGAGGGTACATTCCCATTGTCAGTTAATTCATCGGCGCTATATAAACCATTGGGGGTTCTGCTGATATTATCATTTAAACTATTCTCTACAGAAATTTCAAAATTATCTAAGGCATAATTTCCAGACTCGTCAAAAGTTCTTTTTGCCAAATATTCTTTGATATTAGAATATACACTCTTATCCTGAACCTTAAGAATTTTTCCGTTAACAATTCTTAAAAGTTCTATAAAGTTTATATCATTATTATCTGTTAATAATTTTTTAGATAGTAATGTATCAATTTTAAATCTATCTGCTCCAGGAGCTGCGTAATTTGTAAATCCCTTCGCGTTATCATTTAAACTATTATCTTCAGCACTAGTGATAATAGATTCATTAACAGACAGACCAATTCTATATGATACATTATTAGAATATGGATCTAATATCAAAGTATCTTTAGAAACTCTAGTAAAAGTTCCTCTAATAAAGTATACTCCTTCTGCAACATGTACAGCAGATCCAATATGTGATGCATCTGCCGAAACTAGAGTTATAACAGAATCTCCTGAATTTAAAGTTGTGTTTCCATAAGTCAAAGAAGATTCTAAAAGAAGAATCTCATTATCAGGTAATGCAACACTTTCATTTGATGAATCTGAAGATATATATTTTACAAATAGAGTAATATCATCTACTTCACCACTACTTGGTAGAAGATATCCTCTTACTGATACTAAAATATCTGAGTTTTGACCTCTAAGTTGTATTTTATTCTCAATTATGGCATCCAAATATAATTTGATGTTGAGACCCAAGTGCAAGTCATTTACCTTTACACTTGTATAATTTGGATCAAAGGTTACACCACCAGGTATAACCATAGAACCTTCTTTGAATACATGAGACCCAAATTGCGCAACTTGGTCTTGCAGTATAGACTGAAGATTTGTTAGTTCTCTCGCCTGAATAGGAAATCCAGGTTTAAACAAAACCTTGTAGAAATTCTTTGCCCTATCAAAATCATCATGATATGGGCTTACGTTTAAGTTAGTTTTTTGTGGCATTTTTTAAAATTCCAGTACAATCTTAATGTCTTCTTTTTGGCGAGAGTTTCTAACAATTTCAGATCTATTGTCGATATACAATAAATCACCTGACCCTGTATTTATTTGAGGTTCAGCAAGTCCATTATTAAATGCAACACCCAAGTTTATAACTTTAGTTCCACTTGGATTTGTTGTAATACCACTGAATTCTTGGAAAATTTCTCCACTAAAATTAGAGTCTAATCCAAAAATATTTGCGTTATCCGATCTAAACGTATTGAATTTTGCACCAGTTGAAACACCAGCATAATCTGACGTATCAGGTCTCAAAAATAATGACCTATCATAAAAATATTTTAATACTTTAGTTTCTTCATCGTATGAAGCGACATATCCAAAAATTTCCTCGTTATTTATTGATTGCCTAATTTTTTCACCAATTGTTGGAGTTCCAGAAACTGATTTAAATATGACAGAGTATAAGTTAGTAAAAGTGTTATCCTCATATAGAGATTCTGAACCAAAAGAAGTTGGATTTTTTACAATACCAACTTGGGCAAATCTAGTATTAGTTGGATAATTTTCAGTCGAATCATCAAATCTTGCATAAATTAGAACTCTATCAGCACCCAATTCTCTATAAACATCATATCCGTGTCCTAACGATGGTGGAATAATAGGAACCAAATTTGCATAATTTCCTGCAGCACTACCATTGATGCTGCCTAAGTCAACGATACCCCAACTATACCCTTTACCACCAGCAACTACTATAGTATCTGTAATTTGTGTGGATTCTACAGTAACTCTTACTCTTGCACCAGAACCATCTCCAAGTATATCAACTTCATGACTACCATTTTGATATCCGCTTCCCTTATCGGCAATATATACCTTTTTAATTTGATTTGAGTTAAGAGTTGAGTTTGCAGAATCTCTAACTGCCTTATTACCAAAATCACTACTATTTTCCCAATTATCGGGAACTGTGATATAATCTAAATCATCAAACTTAATTACATCTGATGGAGAAATTGTGAAAAGATATTTCCAAAGATATCCATCACCACTATCACCTGCCTTTGATGGTTCCAAGTCGGTAAACTTGGGTTCATCTATAGATATGTTTCCCGAAGGATTATCCTCATCAGAACCATTATCAATACAAACGTAAACTCTAAAATCAGAGTTCAGTACATAATAATTTGCATCATATAATCTTGTAGCATCTTTTATTGGAGATCTGTTTTTCAAACTGTAATCATGACGATACATTTCGTATCTATTTCCAGAAGCCCAATCTAATCTTCTTACAATCCTTCTAATATTTGAAGACGATATTTTTTTACCATACATGATGGTATCACCAAAATGTGCATTATACGAAAAACTATCTTCTGGATCGGGGGTATTTGTATCCCATTCCTCAGATCTACCAAATCCAACAGCTGTTGATGAATTT